AATTAGTATCAATCAAATTAGCTCCACTTAAATTAATGCCACTTAAATTAGTATCAATCAAATTAGCTCCACTTAAATCAGCGCCCATTAAATTAGCATATCTTAAATCAGCTCCACTTAAATCAACGCCACTTAAATTAGCGTACCTTAAATCAGCACACTTCCCACCTGGTTCATTATTTAACCACTTTGTGTGTAATTTTAATATTTTTTTTAATTCTTCTTTTTCCATTTTATTCACCTTATTCATATTTGTGGACTAAAACCCTATAGTGTAAACATTGTATATTATATCCGCCAGCATAGATTGTTTCAATTCGGCAAATTCCATTTTCGCCTTGAATTGTTCCGTTCAATTCTCCATTCACCCCAATTTTTAAGCTCAATGCTTTAACAATTGAACCGACTTCTTTATTAACTCTTGCAATTAATTTCTTTTCTTTTGCTTCAGCCTCACGATTTATTATTTTTTGGAGTCTTTCTTCTCTGTCTCTATCAGAATAACCATATGATAATTGTCTAACAATTTGATTATATTCGTCATGTAACTTTCTTATTTCAGTTTTAAATTCTTCACTCCAACACTTGTAATTATTGCAAATTTCATCATATCTTTTTGAATAGTCTTCAATTGCTTGACGATAATAATTTAATGCTTTGATTCTCCATTGATTAATAAATTCTTTAATTTCGGTTAAATTGTTTTCCATAATAATTGCTCCTTTACTTAACTTTGCAAGCAAATTATAGCAAACATAATTATTGCTGTCAAGCATAAAATAAAAAAAGTTGCTTAATTTCTTAAACAACTTCTTTTGTATTGTTACAAGGAGGACAGAATAACAATATTGAGAATTATTTCATTCTCACTATTATTATATACTACAACTTTATCAATTTCAATATAATTTAATTTTTAATATATTTAAATACAAATTTTTGTTGATAACTTTTTTGATTACCCAAAGCAATTTTGCTTATTGTTCTAAAATCTATACCTGTTTCTCTTTCTGCGTCGTGAGTGGATCCCCATTGTTTTAAAAAGTTGCCATCCATATCATACATCGCAACTATTTTACTGCCAGGCTTTGGCTTTTTATATTGATTTAAGTCAATTTCTTTAAGCTCACGTGTCCAAATATAACCGCCAGCAGATAAACGTTCCCCTCTACAACATTTACAAATTATTGAGAATAGATTTTCATTGCCCAGAGCTTCTCTAGCCGCTTCATGTGAATCGTGCCATTTCTTAATAAAATTACCGTTTTTGTCATATTGATAGACCGCTTTACCATTATTCCATTTTAACGATTCGGGATTAACTGTTGTTGGATAATATGACCAAGCATAATCCAAACATGTTTTTACTTTGCCACTACAACAAGCTGCAATACAAGAATGATGAATATTATATGCTCTTGCAGCATCCATAAGGGCTCCCCATCTTTTAATAAAATTACCATTCTTATCATATTGATATACAGCTCTTGCATATGGATACTCTTCCCCTTTTTTATTTGCTTTTAGCCCTGTATCAAATGCGTGTTTCATATTTTGACTATGAGTACACCATTCTAAATTATCCACACAATTATTTTGTTTGTCTCCATCTTTATGATTTATTTCATTATAATTGTTTGGATTTGAAATAAAAGCAAATGCTACAAGACGATGGACTAAATATCCTTTATTTTTCCCATTAATGCTAAAATGAACCTTGGCATATCCAAGTCTGTCTAAAACAATTATCATAATTTTTTCCTGATTATTCTTTGTTGATTTTACTCTTCCTAAATTAGAAATATAATAATCATTTGGAACCTTAGGAATATTTCTCCATTCTTCGTTTTCTAGTTGTAAATTGTTTTGATTTCGCTTGTAATCTTTTATGTCCATATTTATCTCCTTTCTAAAGGTTACACTTATATTATAACAAATAAAAAAGGCTATTTCAAGCCTTTTTTTAATTTTTAATGAACTTTGAAGTTCTTCCAGCGTCGTAGTGTCGTGAGCATTGGTGTCTTTGAATATTCATTTGCCGTTAGCATATGATCGTCCCCGTCAGACCTTGCTTCGCCCTTTTTACCCTTCTTAGCGTTCTTAATTTCTCTAATTAAATTTGGGCATTTATTACTTACAATATAATCGCCATAAGCCATCATTAATCTATCAAAATCCACACGAGATTGAATTGAAATTTTTGTGGATGCCATAACTCTTGTGTTATATATTCCATATTCATTTAGCTTCATTTCTAATATTTGCCTAAATCCAACATCCGCACTATCCACATAAATATTGATAGTTCCCCTAAATAAATTAGTGCCAGATTCTCCATATAATTGAATCCATTGAATCAAATATCTAATCAATGCGTCAGCTTGTTGTGGAAGTGATAAATTTTCTCTGTTATCAGTGTTAGAAAAGTTATCTGAAGGATTATTACTGTGGAAATATTCATCAATAGAAACAATTTTGTTTAAATCAGACGTGACCGCCACTAATGACATTGTAGTTGCGGCTCTAACTTTTACATTTGGGTCTTCACCTTTCATTACTTTTTTGAAGTGTCCCGCCCCGTCAGATAATCCCGTATCAATACCGATAGCAAATTCAGCAAATTTCATTTTGACATTACCCATTGCATCTCTACCGATAATATCTTGAATATCCATTACAAGTGAATTGTTCCATTCAGGATAAGTTGCCCCAGTAGTATTGCCGAACATTCCAAGATATTCAACTTTGTATATTTCAGGAGCCTTTCTTTTCATTTCAGCTGCTGAAACATCATATACTTCTTTATCTCTAAATTCGTTAATTTTGTAAGTTGACCTGTGTAAATATAAACCTTTGCCGTATGGTCCGATGTAATCTGGGTCAAGATAATCCATATAAGTTACATCCGGTCTGTCTAAATATTCGTAGTCGTCATCAAGGTTGCCTTTGAAAAATTCAGAATTTATCCACGAATCTCCATCCCAAGCGTTGAAGCATAATGTAATTTGAAAAAATAAACCATCTGGAAGCTTACCTCTCATGGAACCATCCACTTTACGGAAATCAGCAAAACTTTCCATTTCAAACGCTTCATCAATGTATGTATCAGTAAAATATCCGTGAGCAAAAGTAATACCGTTCAATCCAGTTGGGTCGTTCAAACCACGAAAGATTATTCTTTGTCCTGTTGGAATATATTCAATAAAGAGCGGATTTTTGTTAATTTTAAAAGATTTTTCTAAACCTAAGTCAAGAATACAGCCTGTAATGTTTTCAAATGTGGATTGTCTGTTATCACTATCATTTTGACGAGCAATTAAAATATTGCGTCTTTCATCTGATAAAATCTTAAAAATTGGCTCATAGCCAATTATATCTTTTGATTTTTTAGTAGAACGAGCACCACAAAACAATCTATAACGGCAATGATTATTAGTGAACCAAGCCCGTTCATAACCAGTGCCAATTGTTTTATAGATTGATAATCTTTTTACCCCGTTAACAACCGTGAAAATATCGTCACGCACTATTCGTCAACCTCAGTTTCTTCAATCAAACCTTTTTCTAATAAATCTTTAATTTCTTCAGCACAATATGCATCTAAATATTGTTTTCCGTAGAAAGAAGTTTGGTCATTGAAATCTAATGATGTAAATCCTAACCATTTTTCTTCACTTGAATAGTCAATTTCAATTCGCCAGTTTGTGACTAATTCTTTTAATTTTTTATTAATTACAACTTTGCCGTCTTTGATTCTAATTCCTTGCTCTCTTAAAATCTTTTTGTTCTTATCTGTATAAAACTTCTTTTGCCATTCTGGATTATTGTACATATTAACCATATATTGCACAGGTTGACTGTCCATTGTTTGTGGAATGAATTTAAAAATAATTAAACTATTATCAAATATATCATAGCCAGCTTGAGCAAATTTGTTAATATCAGTAAAAGGTTTTACTTTATACACTTTGTTTTTCACTATTAAACTCTCCTTCTTAGAGCACTTTTACGTTTTGAGAAAGCACGTTCACAATATGGAATTTCCACATCAACATAATCATATACAATTGGTTGTTTTTTATTTTCTTTGTAACGTTCGATACGCCCTGCACATTGAATAACCATTGCTTTGTCTTTAATCGGGGTAGTTAAATGCAAGGTGTCTAATTCCTTAATTGAAACGCCTTCTTTTAGTAAAGAGTAAGTTGCAACAAGAACATCCCAATGAATCTTTTGAGTTAAAATCTGTTCTCTGCGTTTTGATGAAGTTTTTCCTATGCATAGTTCAACCGCTATACCTTTAGTTTTTAATTCTTCAACAATATTTTCGCAGTGCTCTACTGTATTACATAATACCACCTGTTTTCGCCCTTCTCCAACACATTTTATAATATTATCTATTATAATATCATTTCTTTGCTTATTTTGGGCTAAAAAGGCGATTAATTGATGATATACAATCATTCCTGAGTTGTCCAACATATTTGCTAAATCTTGAATTGAATAATTTAATTTAATATCGACTCTTCTATGTTCAGCGACAATTGTCTTAACTTTTTCTTTATCTACTTTATAAGTATATTCAAATTCGCCTTTTGGAGACATTCCAATTATTGCATACATCGTTTTTTCCAACCCATCCGAGCGCATTGGAGTTGCTGTTAAGCCATATTTGTATCTAGCTGGGATTTTCTCTACGACCTTTTGAAACATTTTCATTTGAGTAGCACTACCAGCAACATGTGCGCATTCGTCACAAATTACAACATCAAATTCATTTTCATATAAAGCTGGGTCAATCTGAACCATTGTTTGAATTGTGGATATTGTTACATCTTCTCCAATTTGGAGTTGACCTTTGGTAGTTAACCCAATTTGAATATTTGGATATAATGTTTTCATATCGTGTTCGGCTTGCTTTAATAAATCGCTAGTATGACAAAGCCATAGTGTTTTTTTGCCAATTCTTCTGATAATTTCAGTTCCCATATAAGTCTTACCACTTCCAG